CTCTATGCCCGAAAGCAGGCAGAAACGCTCAAAACTGTCCCGAACATCATCAAAAGACTCCTGCGGGCTTGGCAATGAACTGGTAATGGCGAGATGGCTTGTGTTACTCTTGGTCATGGCGTTGTACTCCTTTTTGAGACAAGACACCTCGAGCTTAAACGCTCAAGGCGGGCAACGCCGCAACAACTATTTCAACATTCTTCGGGACATTCCCACGGGATCTGATACCGCCCCTCAAAGAGGCGGCATCCTAGGATTTGTCGGCTTTCCCATCAAGCTTGCGCTCAATCCGTTCCAAGGAACGTGTGATGTGATCCATGCTTTCCTCATGGTGCTTGTCTTGGAGCTCTTGCTTGGTTTCCAAGATCGCCACGCGGCCTTTGAGGTGAAACCACTGTGCCACTAGGCCAACGAACATTGCGCCCCAAGTGAGAATATCTTTAAGCTCAATATGCATTGGCCGCTCCTTTCTTTTCAGGGTGGCCATAGCGCCGCCACCAATAGGGCCAGCCGCCCGCGCGCACGGCCAGATAGATCACACGGGCATGGAAGGCGTGGACATCAAGCGCGATCATGGCTTCTTCAAAAATCTGATCGGCTTCTTTGCGGGTATAGCGATGCCCCAAATGCTCATAGATGAAATCATGCAGCGCCGCGGCTTGCAGATATTTGGGATGCGCGCGGGGGTATATCCATGTGAAAATGGAGGGCACGCTTGCACCGTTGAATGGGTAGCCCTTGGGCACTGTGATCTTGTCGGTGGGCGCATCGAGCGAGCCGACACACCACACCAATTCACGCCCCGTGACCCATTTTTGGCGCGTCCATCCCGGCGGCCAAAGGCTGGCCACATGGTCACGCACAGGCACGGCCACAAATTCTGAAGTGAAGTCTGATGCCATGATCGTCTCCCTTCAGGCCACGCGTGTGTAAGGCGTGTCACGGATGCCAGCCCATTTGCGGAAAGCCCGCTCAAGGCGCGTGTGATAGCCATGCACATGGTAGGATGCGCCGTTATAGCCGCGTGCAAAGCCGCGCCAATCATGGCGGCGCAATTCATCATCAAGCCCATTGGTGACAATGAAGCTCACCATCGCTTCAAGATGCGCCTCTTCATCATCCATGAAGGCGTGCACCATCTCAAAGACCGTGCTGAAACCAGCCGCGCCGTGATTGAACCCCATGACCTGACCCAAACCCCATGAGGCGCTTTTGAGGGCGGCTTCAGGGTTGATCTTCATGGCTTCCTTCAGGCGGGGATAGCTGTCTTTGGGGTAATTGCGTTTCCAACGGGGATAGGCCAAGCCAAGCTTGATGGCCTTTTCGCGCTCTTCACCCTTGAGCATCCGATGAAAGATGTGGGGCTCAAAGAGCATCTTGGGGCGGCCTTGGCGGTCAAAGCCTGAGCCGCGTGCCTCCACATCCAAAACCGCATGGATTTCATCTTCACCCACGCCAATGGTCGCGCCAACGCGGGGCAAATCTTCATCATCAATGCGCTTTGCTTTTCCTTTGAAGTCATCAAAATCCATTTTGTCTTTCCTTCTCGGTTTGGGCGGGCTGGGCTCAGCCGCACGCGGTTTCGGGGGCGTGGTGAATAGGGCGATCAGCTTTTCAATCCAGCTCATGGCGCGCACCTCACGGGATCAGCCCTGCATAAGCAGGGCACGCGGCGGCAAAATCGGCATAAGCCTCACCAATTTCGGTTTGGGTTTGCGCGGTATCCGTGCGTGAGCGCGTGGGCAGGCTTTCGCCCCAGATACGGCACAGGGTGTTTTCAGTCGCGGTAGCCCCGCCCGTCGAATGACTGCACCCGCTCAGGATCAGTGCGGCTATCAGTGACGCGGCGCTCAATATCTTCAGCATGTTCATAGTCCTTTTGCTTGATTTCACGGATTGCATCGCGCTTGGCGTCACGCCGCAGCCATGCGAGGAAGACCGCGCCCAGAGCACTGAGCGCGGCGATGATGGTGGCTTTGGAGGGAATGAGGCGCATCATGATAGCGCCCCCCTGAGCCCGATGAGCCCCGCGCCTTGAGCGATCAGAGCGCCCGCGCCCATGCTGCCCGTCCATGCGTCGATGATGTGGGCCACCGGGCCGATGTCCACGCCCGCATCAAGACCAAGCGCGCCGCCCATGCTGATGAGCGACACACCCGCCCACCATGTGACGGATTTGGGTTTGACGTATTTGGAGGGACGCCGCTCTTGCCGCTCCCCATGCATGAGGCTTTTAGGTTCCTTGGCCATCACACCGCCCCATGATCAGGCGCGTCATCCACATCCATTGCGAGAATTGCGCCAATGGTTTTGATCACGCGGCGGGCACGCGGCATCATGTCGGTATGGGCATTGCCCGCGAATGCGGCGCGGCGCAGGCGATACGCCAAGAGGCGTTCAATCACCTCACCTTCAGGAAGATCAGCAATGGCGGCATGGGTTTTTGCACCAATGTCACGATCCGCTTTGACGCCCACGGAAAGTTGCAGCAAGCGCTTGGCGATCCCTGCACCCTGATCCAATGCGGTATCAAACATGGCCAAAGCCAAGCGGGGTGTGAAATCATCACAGGCGGCCCCAGCCCATACTTCCCCCGCCGCTTCAATGGCGTCATCTTCAAAGCTTTGCGCACCTACTGCATCCAAACGCATGATGGCATCCAAGAGCGGTTCCACTTCGCCGCCCGTCTGGGTTTGCACATCACCTTGGGTTTGCGTCTGATCGTTTTCACCCGCGCCATTTGGCTGGTTTTTTGTCTGATCATCGGTGCTTTGGGTGCCCGTCTGATCGGTGGTTTGATCTTCAGCCTTGGTGGTTTCAGCGCCTTTTACTTGCGCCTGGGTGGTTTTCTTAGCCATTTTTCAGCTCCTTCTTGGTTTTGCCCTATCGCCTTGCGGCTACTTGAGGGCGGTTCGGCTTTTTCAAAAAAAGAATGTGCTAGGGGTGCCCGTCAGTTTCGGCGGCGCACCTCCAAGCCCCCCGCGCGCAAGGCACGGGTAAATTCATCGGCAACCTCTTCCCCAAACTCAGGCTCAAGAAAGCCCAAGCCTTCTTGTTCAAGCTCTTGCACAGCGCGTGCGAGCCACGGATTACCTTTGCGGGCGGGTTGTTTGACGGATTTGGCGGGATGCCGCGCGCCTTTCCATGCAAGCGCCTTCTTGCGTTTAGGTTTGATCGTGATGGCAGGGCGTCCGTCATGGACTGCGCGGGCATAAGGGGTGTTGGCGCTCAAGATGGCGTCTGTGTCGCCACTTGGCTCAACAACGTGAGACTTGCGAAGATCGCCCTTGTCAAAAGGCACATTGCCTTGGCGGGTTGCGATCTCGCGCAGCTTTTCGGCGATCTGAAGGGTGATGCGCTGAAGGTTCATGGCATCGACCTCATGTAGCGAAGCGATAGGTCAATCATGTCAAGACCTCCACGCCAACGCCGCCGCCTGAGAACTGGCCTCCCGCGCGCCCTTGAGCGGCCAAGGCCACAGCCCAGAACAAGTCACCATGCCCTTCCTCCGTGCGATCCGCGTCATATTTGATCGTGGTGCCGCTGATGGTTTTCTTGATGGAATGGAGCTGGGCCAGCACATCGGGATCATTGGGCAGGACAAGCTTGCGATCCTCACAAAGCTTGAGCATGTTGAGTGCCAGCTTGGACTTGCGCCCCGCCGAGAAATGCACGCCAGTGAAGCGGCTTGAGACATCTTCCAGCTCTTCGGCAAGCTGATAGCCCAGCCCCGTTTTGTCGATGCGCCACTCGCTCACGTCAAAGCGCTGATCAATGCCAAGGATGGTTTTCTTTTGGTTCGCAAAGGGCATTCCCTTGTGCATCTCTTGGTGCAGAAGCGCGTATTTCCCAAGCCACTTCTTGCCCGCGAATTCCTCACCCACCAAGGCCGCCGCCGTGCGGTCATTGATGCGCCCGACATCCACGCCGCCATGCAACCGCCCGTATTTGTCGGGATCAATGAAGGGGGATGTGAGCTTGTGCAGCAATTCCCAGCTCAGAAGCGCCGTGCCATCTTCAGCCCATTGGCATTCATAGAACATGGCCCAGCTTTCACCGTCAAAGAGCATCCTGAGCTCTTCAACGCCGCCGGGCAGGTTCATGCCCTGATCAATCGCGTCATGGATCGTGTAAGTCTTGCGCGAGAAGTGATCATATTTGTTTTGATGATTGGTGGCGATGCGCCAAAACAGCGAGTTGGGCAGGAAGGGCGTGGAGAAGACCGTGACCCGTCCACCAATCGCGGTGATGGAAGGCACAACCGCCGCCCAAAGCATATCTTGCTGGCGCACCCATGCGAATTCATCAAACCACACATCCCCCGGCCAGCCTTGCGCCGTGCGGAAGTTGGTGGAGGTGGCGACAATCTGCGTGCCCGCAATTGTGAGCTGGCTTGAAAGGTCTTTTTCGATGTGGATTTGCAGGCGCTTGGCGTGCATCCGCACATAGTTGAGGATGATTTGGGCTTGGGGAATGGAGGCCGAAACCACGATTTGTGGCCGCCCCGCAAGCGCGCCCAAAAGCACGGCCAAGCCCACCACATAGGAAAATCCGATTTGGCGCGCCTTCAGGACAATCCGAAAGCGGCTTTCATCCAAGAGGAAATCCCGCTGATAGGCGTAAAGCCCGTAATCATCGCTTAAAACCTGCTCAAGTGTGTCCTTGTGCACCGCGTTTTGCACAATCGGGCGTGGCTTGGGTGCAGGTGCCATTTTCTTCACACGCTCAAGCGATTTGGTGAGCATAGCCAAACGCTGCGCATCGGAATTGGTGGGATTTTTCTTGCGTGACAGGCGCAGGATTTGCGCTTCAAGCCCTTTGGCGGTCTCGCGCTTCTTGCGCAAATCGCCTTCCCAGCCATGCACGGCCACCCAATGGCGCACTGTGCGCGCAGAACACCCGATCACCGCCGCGATTTCGCGGGGTGTGTCGCCCATCATGTAGGCGTCATATGCGCGTGCCCGATCCTCTTCAGAATACTTGGGCGGGCGTCCGCGCCGTTTGGTCTTGGCTTTAGATGTGCCTGAGCGCCCCAGAGAGGGCCGAGAAATGCCTTTCTCAACATTTTGTGGGGCGACATAGCCTGAACCTACTACATCTTGTGTATGGGCCTTAAAATCGCTCTTTGGTGTTTTACCCTTATTGCTCATATCGCGCCACAGCCTCAGAGCTTGCCCAGAAGGGCAACCAACTGGTCGCCAAGGGTCTTGGGTGCCTGAGATGAAGATGCCCCTTCAGCGCTCTTCTCAAGCGCGCCTATGCGATGCTTCAAATTCGGATGCAGCGCCTTGGCTTCTTCAGGCGTAAGGATGCCCGCGCTCACCAAATCAGGGAGCTCTTCAGTATCATCCTTGGGCGGTGTCAAATCCAAGGGCTCAAAATCAATCTCGTCTTTGGCCAAGCCCTTGTCATAACGCCCAGGGCGCAAGCCAAACTCCCTGAAGAGCGGGCGCAACTGATCCAAAACCAATTGACGCTTGGGCTTGAGTGTCAAATGCTCAAAGGTGAAAAGCTGGCCGGAGACTTCCCCCGATCCACCAAGTGAGCCGCTTGTGACGATCCCCAGCATCCGGGGCGGCACGCCATGTGCAATCGGGATACGATCCCGTGCCGCATCCAAGAGCTTGAGGAAATCCGCATCCTTGATGTCTTCAGTGAGCTTTTGGATTTTGATGCGATCCTCAAGCTTCTCTTCCTGATCACCACCGACCGTGAGCAAAAGCGTGCGGTGTGAATTATCAACCCCCTGAAACTCATTGCGGAAAAACCCTGCAATGGCATCCTTGGTGGCCTGATCCACGTTCTTATCTTTGAACATGACCGCATATTCAGGCATGGCGTTGGACTGGAAAAACCGCGCATTGTAGCGCGTGGCGGCGTGTGCCAGCTCAAGCATCCCTTCAGTGCCGATCCATTCAGGGAAGGAATAGATGCGCCCGCTTGGACAGGGCACTTTGAGCATCCGCACTTCGTCTTTGCTGAAGTGGGTTTTCTTTTCGCCACCCTGGGCATTCCAAGTGCGCTGCAAATAACCTTTGCGAAACCGCGTCATGGTGATGGCAGGCAGGCGGCGCAGCTCCACCACTTCCCCCTTGGAATTACGGATGGTTTGCACAAACGCATTGCCATAGGTCTCAAGATCAAGCCCGAGATTGACAAAGAGATTGGCCGCGCCGAATTCGCACAGGCTTTCGATTTGCTCTTTGCCGTCCCCCGTCAAACCACCGCCAAAAGCGCTATGGGCTTTGATGTTGATGGCGCGCCCATGCTCAGGGCTTGAGCGGTAAAGCATGAAGAGCGAAAGCGGGTGGATTGGCCACATGAATTCGCCGTTTAGCCCCGCCTTGTCGGGCGTGGCCATAAGCGTGGGCAGGTCAAATTTGATGACCTGAGATGCGGCGGATTTGGGGGCGTTTTCCTGTGTCATAAGCTTGGTTTAAGCCAAGCTTTGGTCACAAAATACCGCCCCTAGATCATGAATGTTTACCCTTAAAACCAAACACTTGGCGAGGGATTTAATCACAAAAACCACTGTGGCAAAGCTGATGTCAAGACGTTTTCCGCCGCGTTCGAGGAGGCCAAATTGCCTAAGCTTTCCAATCTATCCGTCGAGTTTCTGTCGCTCGTAAAAAAGCCCGCAACGGGCAAAGGTCTGACGCTGAAATCTGACAAGGATGATCAGCGCTATGAGCCCTTTTCCATCGTCAAAACCGATGATGACCGCATGGTGGCTTATGGCATCGTCTATGCCCCTGATCAGGTGGACAGTCATGGCGATGAAGCCGACGCCATCACCATTCGCCGCGCCGCTTATGACTTCATGCGCAACGCGCGCTTGCAGAATATCGACACTGAGCACAGCTTCAAATCTGAAGCCGCCTTTGTCGCGGAAAGCTGGCTTGTGCGCAAAGGCGATCCCCTCTTTGCGGATGAGCCTGAAGATGCCTGGGCGGTGGGCATCCAAATTGGTGATCCTGATCTTTGGCGGCAACTCAAATCAGGTGAATTGACGGGTATTTCCCTTGCGGGATTTGCCCAATCCGAACCCGAAACAAACCCTGAGCCCTCCAATCATTTCACACAGAAAGATCAAGGTTGGCTCACGCGGTTCATGAAGAACACCTTCAATCTCAGCCCAGTAAAGGAGACCGAAATGGATGAGAAGCAAGTGCGCGACATTGTGCGCGCTGAAGTCGGTGATGCGGTCAAAGACGCGCTGAAATCGGCTGGCATCGTCAAAGAAGACGGTGCTGAAAACCCCACCGATGGTGAGGGCGCAAACAAAGACGCCGCAACTGCTGATGCCAAAACGGACGCGCCCCAAGGTGGCGGCGTGGATGCGGAAGCACTCGCCAAATCGGTGATCACGGCGCTTGAGCCCAAGCTTGATGGCATGGTCGCAAAGGCCGTTGCCAAAGGCGCAACCGAAACGGAAAGCCTTGAAACCCCGAAAAATGAGGAGAGCTTCGCATGACCCTGATCGTTGTGAAATCTCAGGATGGCCGATCCGTCCAGATGCAAGACTATGTTGCGCTTGCAAAGGGCATGATCGGGCCAACTGACCTTGCCAATGGCGGCCAACTGAGCCCGCAAGCGGCCAATAAGCTGATCGCCATGATCTTTGATGATCCGTTTTTGAAGAAGGTTGAAACCGTCCGCATGGATCGTTTGACCCGCAATGTGGATGTCATTGATCTGATGCGCCGTGCGCTTGTGCGCATCCCCCAAGGCCAAGAGCCGACTGAAGCGCAAATGCCGGGCGGGTCTGAGCATGGTTGCGTGCTCAAAGCCCTTGATGCGCAGCTTTTCCCGACCCTCACCTTGGATTTCTTGCGCGCAAACAAGGACAACCCAAACCTTGTGAGTTCGGTGGAAGCGGGCTTTGTCACGCGTTTCCAGAATGATTTTGTTGACCTTGGCTTCAACGGCATTGCCGATGACAACACAGGCGCAAATCAGGCCGAAAAATTCACGCGCCTCAACAAAGGGTGGGTGCAAATCGCCAAGGACAGCACGGCCACCAAGAAGCTGGCAGGCGGCATTGATCCGGCAACTGATGGCTGGGTTGATACCCTTCAGGCCATCAAGAAGGCGTCTGATCCCATGTATCGTGCGCAATCGGTGTTCATCATGAACACGGATGACGCGGATGATTACTGGCTTGAGCTGACCAAGAAAGTCACGGGCTCAGCCAAAGAAGAGGAGATGCCCAAGAATAAATTCTCTGGCATCACCATCGAGCCGCATCCTTTGATGCCCAAAGGCACGGTGCTCTTCACGCCGCTGAAAAACCTTGTGTTTGGCCTTCACACCACGATCCAGCAGGACAAGGAATATCACAAACGCCGCCGCGCGCTTGAATATACCTTTGATCAGGCTTGTGATTATGAAATCGCGGTCAAGCAAGCCTGTGTGCTCGCTGAAGCCGTTGCCGCCTAGGTGAAATGACGATGACCGAGGGCGCAACCACACTCACCACCCAAGCAATCAGGACTTATGCCAATTGGCCTAGTGAAGTGCCTGAAGCGTTTTTGGATGAGCATTTGAAAATTGCTGAGCGCGAGATGAAACGCGTGTTTGGGGTGGAGGTTGCGCCCTTGGACGTGAGCGATGATTGGCGTGAGCTTTTGACCATTTCCACGATCCAAAGCGCCATCCCTTGGCTGCATATGATCACGATGGATGGTGTGTCCAAAGCTGGCCGTTTGGATGGCGAAGTGGATTTCCGCTTCATGGATGCCGATGAAATTGACCGCCTTCTTGGCCGCCTCGCGGGCCGCGAAGAAAAGCTCAGCTCCAATATCGCTCGTGCCTTGGATGATGGTGATGATGACGCGCCTGCATCCTCAAGCACGGGATCAATCGGCCTGATGGCTATTTAGGGGACAGTGCCTTGCAACTGCGTGAAAAAGTTAAAGCTGAGATTGAAACCCGCCTTGGTGAATTCCTTCCCCAGGCGCTTGAAACCACATGGGATGTGGATGCGGTTTTGGTCATGATTGAAAGCATCGCCTTCAAGCCAGAAAGCGGCTGCAAGGGCGATTGGAAATTCCACACCAATTTGCAAGGCGTGATCCGCGCCGAGCTCAAATCTGACCATGTGGATGATCTGAATGCGCAGCGCCTAATTGCCTCCCTTGCCAAAACCCCGCTCGTTGTGAGCTTCCCCGAAAGTGCCGAGGCTGGCGCGCATGAAATCAAGGCACGCCTTGTGCTCTTGGATTGGCGTGATGCACTGCGCAACCAAATGATTGTGTCCGCGCTTCGCTTTGAGGTGAAAGGCACGCTTGGCGAATTCTCCCCTGATCCGGGGCGTCCTGAAGGACAAATCGCGGTGAAGGAATTCAAGCCCACCATCATTGATGGAGGGGCGGCATGAACAACCCTGGCATGGATCAAAACCGCAATGATCAGCGCATCTCAAGCCTGATCGACATGGGCAAGGTGGTTGAGGTGAACCTTTCCAACTACACCGCCCGCGTACAAGTCAAACCCACCCTGATCACGGGTTGGTTACGCATGGGCATGATGCGCGCCCTGGGTGATCAACTGACATGGCCATATGAGGTGGGGGAAGAAGTCGTTTTCTACACCCAATCAGGCGACATGAAAAAAGGCGCAATCCTTTGCGCGCTTCCCAATGGTGCAAACCCTGCAAACGGCAATTCCCATGTGCTGCGCGCCAATGTGATTGGCGATGTCGAGATCACAGCGGGCGGCAATATCAGCCTCACCGCAAGCGGAAATGTCACCATCAATGGCGCAAGGATTGATTTGAACTAATGCCCAAAGTTGCACGCATAACCGACAATTGCTCAGGCCACGGATGCTTCCCGCCGCGCCCTGCTACGGGCGCAAGTGGTGATGTCTATGCCGAAGGGCTGGCCGTGCATCGCCAGGGCGATGGCTGGGCTCCACATGGGTGCGCCACATGCCCACCACATGGCGGCGCTTTAGCAAGCGGCTCAGGCACGGTCTTTGCCAACGGCAAGCAACTAGGGCGTATTGGCGATCCCGTCTCTTGCGGATCATCCGTGGCGCAAGGCGCTGCAACTGTGTTTGCGGGGGGCTGATCCATGAAATTCATCGGTGTAAATCTGGACACAGGCGAAAACCAAGAGGGCTTGGATCATCTCAAGCGGTGCATCCGCAAAATTCTGATCACGCCCGTTGGATCACGCGTCATGCGCCGTGACTTCGGCTCCAAGCTCTATGAGCTGATTGACAAGAATATCACGCCCTCCCTGAAGGTGAAGATTTTCGCGGCGGTTGTGGATGCCTTGCGCAAGTGGGAACCCCGCGTGGAGGTGAAACAGGTCTTTGTCAAACAGGCCAGTGATGACGCCCACAGCCTCAATATCTCGCTTGATGCCATCTATCTGCCGGAAGGCCGCCCCGTCACTGTGGAGGGCATCTTGCTATGAGTGCCTTCACGCAAATCAATCTCGAAAAACTGGCGCCGCCCATTCTCATTGACAACATGAGTGAGGAAGATGTGCTTGCCGAGATGAAGGCTGATCTGATTGATCGTGCCCCACATCTCGAAGCCACGTTGAACCTTGAGGGCGAAGATATTTTGCAAGCCCTTGAGGTGTGCGCTTACCGTGAGCATGTCTTGCGCCAGCGCATCAATGACGCGGCCAAATCGGTGATGCTGGCCTATGCGGCGGGCAGTGATCTTGAACATTTGGCCGCGCTCTTTGGCATCGAGCGTGCCTTGATCGTCACGGATCACGGCCTTGATTACCTGCCTACGCCCGTCACCAATCCTGAGCTTTTTGAAGATGATGCGCGTTTGCGCGCCCGCGTCCAGCTTGCGCTTGAGGGCTTTACCAATGCCGGATCAATCGGCGCATATACCTTCCATGCGCTTTCCAGCTCAGGCGAAGTCAAGGATGTAAGCATTGAAAGCCCCGCGCCCGGGCAGGTCAAAATCAATGTGCTGTCAAGCACAAGTGCCCAAGGCGTGGCGGAACAAGCCCTTTTGGACGTGGTGAGCGCGGCGGTGAATGCCGATGACGTGCGCCCCTTGACGGATCAGGTGAGCGTCACTTCAGCCACCATCAAGCCTTATGAAATTGAAGCCAGCCTTGTGCTCTTGGAAGGGCCGGATGCAAGCCTTGTCGAGCAAACCGCACAAAAGGCGATTGAAGACTATGTGAGCCTTCATCACCGCCTTGGCCATGACATCACGCTTTCAGGCATCTTTGCCGCCCTGCACCAAGAGGGCGTGCACTCAGTCGATTTGGCCACGCCCACGGCCACCATTGAAGTGGATATGCATGAAGCGGCGTTTTGCACCTCCATCACCCTGAGAAGTGGAGGGCGCGATGTCTGATGTGAAATCCCTTCTGCCAATGAATGCGGATCAGGGCTTGCGTGATTTTGAGCAAGCCACCGCCCGCCTTGGCGCTTTGCCAGTGGACATCAACAAGCTTTGGAGCCCGTCTGATTGTCCTGAGCATTTGCTTGGATGGTTTGCCTGGGCGCTTTCGGTTGAAGTGTGGGACACAAACTGGCCTGAAGCCACCAAGCGCGAAGTGATCCGCAAAGCCGTTGGCGTCCACCGCATCAAGGGCACCCGCCGTTCGGTTGAGGCCGCGCTTGAGGCCATCGGTTTTGAAGCTGATATTCGGGAATGGTTTGAGGTTGACGGTGTTGAAGTGTCGCGTGCGCCGCGCACCTTTGAGATCACGTCAATCTTCCCTGAAGCCGCCAATCTTGGCGGTGAAGGTCTGGCGCGTTCGGTTGCTCATGCCAAGCGCATGATTGATGTCACCAAGCCAGCTTCAGCCCATTACAGTTTCCACATTGGCCAGAAGATCACCGGGGCCACACGCCTTGGCGCAAGCGGCTTTGGCCGCATGGCTGATACCCGCACGCCCCGTGTTGAAGCAAACGCCCAGGCGACACGCCACCCAAGTGCGGCGCTTATCGGGCACATCCGCAACACCGCCTCCATTGTCGCCATGCGCATGACGCGCGGCCCTGTGGTGGCCGTCTTTGGCAAATTGGAGGTTGTCTAATGCTATTGACCATCACCCAGGCAGGCCATGCAAAAGAGCAAGAGGCGCTTGCCTCTGGCGCGCCCCTGCCCAAGCTTGAAAAGCTCTTGATCGGGGCGGATGCGCCACAGGCAGAGCCGCACCTTGCCACCTCTGTCACGGCTTGGCACGAAGCCCCGATCCTGACCGTTGAAAAACTTAGCGAAGGCGCACTCAAGCTCACCGCCGAAGTGGGCGCGGATGTGGAAGGCCACATTCGTGAAATCGGCCTCGCAATGGAAGATGGCACGCTCTACGCCTATGCGCCTTATCAAGTTGAGGCGGGCGGGTTGTTCAAGGCCACAGGCTTTGCCTTCAGCTTCTACGTGATCGTGAGCCGTGAAGACGTTGATGCACTCAACGTCACCTATGCCCCATTGGATGTGGATGCGCTGGCACAGGAAATCGCGGATGAAGCCACCGCCCGCATCAACGCTCAGATTGATGCCACGGTTTACGAGCTGCTCAAGTTTAATTCGCAGCTTGGCGACCAAAACCTTGCCCTGCAAGCCGCCCTTCACGCCAACGCCTCAAACATGAAAGGACAATCGGATGTCTGATATTGCTGCGCTCACAACCGAGCTTCGCGCCCTCAACTCCAACGCAATGGAAATCACCCGCAAATGGGCGGAGCTGATGACCTCAACGGGCATTGTCTCCATGACCCTTGCCGATGGCTCGGTGCATGATCTGCCCTCAATCGCCAAGTTTCAAGAAGAGCTTTCAGCGGGCAACATTGGCACCCGCGTAGGTGATCTTGAAGCACTGTCACGCGGCCTTGTTCAAGAATTGGACCGTGTGAGCTCTTCGCTTAATCTGGACCGCTCAAACCCCTACTGGAACCCTCTTGATTTGAAGGATGGCACCGATAGCGACCTGACAGACGCGCTTTACCGTGCCCAGATTGAGGACGGTTTGCGCCTGCCTTATGACGGTTTCACGGTCAATCAAGTTGACCGAAAATTTGAAAGTGGAGCTGCGCGTCAAGGTGACTGGCTCTTGCCGAACCATACCGAAACCATTGATGAGCGACATAATGGAGCCGTGAGCTATGGGAACCGCGTGAATGTCGCGCAATACCCCGTGATTAACGGATACAAAATTCGCCGCCGTTCCTATTATCGCCGCTTCTATTACTACGGTTATTATTATCGCTGGTGGCGCTATCGTTATTATGGTCGCTATTACTCGGTTACGACCGTCACACCAAATCGCACCACGCTTGATGGTTCCATGACCGCGCAAACCTTTAAGGTGGATACCGAGAAGGTTTTGACGGGCATCAACCTTTATTGCTACCGCCCTGGCACCTATAAGACCGCCGCCAATCCGCGCGTGATCCTGACAGAAGCCAGCTATGGCCGCCCTGACATGGATCAGGTTTTGGCACATGGCGAATTCCGCGACACAAGCGCATTTAGCGGCACATCCACCAGTGTGGCGTATCTGTGTAATGTCGATTTGGACCGCCCTGTGCTTTTGGAGCCAGACAAATCCTATGCCTTTGTGGTTGTTGCCGATGCACAATTTGAAGTGAACCATGATGGCAACTCGGATCGCACTGGCGGTGTGTTCTATACACAAGATGGTGAGGCATGGGAGCAAGACATTGCCAAAGATATGGCATATCAGCTTCGCCTTGCTGATTTCGGCGGCGATACAGCCACAATCGAAGTCGAGGCGATAGAGCTTTCGGGCGGCATCGCATCCATGCGCCAAGACCTTGTGGCCGATCTGCCGGAAGGCTCAGAAATCAGCGTTGAAATGGAAGTGAATGGCCAGTGGTTGCCCATTAAAGACATGGACAATATCACAAGCCTGCCGCCCTACACACCCATGCGGATTGTGTTGACGGGCTCAGCCGATGCCATGCCGCTGATTGACGCCACCAAGTCAACGGTCACGGGTTTCCGCCCTGCAACGGCGCTGCATTACTACTCGAAAGAGCGCACGCCAGCGCAAGAGCTACGTGTCACCTATGAGCTCGTGGGCTTCAACGAGGAATGGCACACGTTTGACCCCGGCCTTGATGTCGATGGCACACGTCACACACCAAGCCTTGTCGAATTCCAAGACAGTGCTGATGGCAATGTGCGCTCCATTTCTGCGGTGTATGAGCTGCCCATCTCAGCCGCCTATCGTCATAACATCATCGCCTCCACGCAAACGGCGGCGAAGGTGTTCGACATTTCTTCTGTCATTGAAATCAACGCTTAAAGGGGGCGGGAAACATGCAAACCACCACACTCCAAGCCGATGCCATCATTGGCGGCAAGCGCTACCCCGCCGGGGAAGACGTGACTGCCACGCCAGAGGCCATCGCCCTTGGCATCGGGCGCGCGGTCAAAACTGACATCCGCGCCCAGATTGAAGCCCGCGCAGGTGATGCGCTTTCGCTTCTGGGCACCCAGGCGGATGTGCTGGGCATCGTGCTCATGCACACCCTGGCCGATGTGATCGCCACATCGGAAAACCCCGGCAATGAGGCGCAGCGTCGCCGCCTTGAGATCATGCAAACCCTCGCGGGCGGCGCTGATCTTGCGGCACTCGCGCAAGCGGCCTTGGCCAAAGTCACCAGTGGTGAGGCACTTCTCACCGCGTCCCTCAAGGGGCTTGAAGGCGTGATTGATGAAACGCTCACCCGCTCCACCGAAACCGCGCAAGTGCTGATCGCAGCACAGAAAGGATAAGACCATGACCGAGGGTTACTTCCACGGTGTCAAACACACCCTTGACGATAGCGCCACGCGCCCTGTCGTCACTCAATCCGATGAAAGCATCTTCCTTGTGGGCACATCCAGTGATGCACAGGATGCGGCTTTTCCGTTGGGCCAAACGGTGCTTGTCTCAAGCGGCTATGATACGGAGCTGATCGCAGCACTTGGCACGGATGGCGATTTGCCCAAATGGGTGAACGGTATCCATGACAATGTGAATGCGCGTATCTTCATTCACCGCGTGGCTGAAGGCGCAAGCCCTGAAGAAACCATCTCCAATATCATTGGGGGCATTGATGCTGACACGGGCAAGCGTGTGGGCTTGCAAGCCGCCTTTGATGTGAAGCAAAACTTCGGCCTTGATCCCTCCATCTTTGTTGCCCCTGGCTTCTCGCAAAATCAGGCGGTTGCAACGGAAATGGCGTCTGTGGCCAAGAAGCTGGCGGCGGTCTTCATCTTGGATGGCCCGAATGCGGATGTGCAGGATGCCATTACCTATCGGGGTAATTTCGATGAGATGCACGGGCTTCTCATTGATCCCCATGTGAAGGTTTGGGACACAAACGCGGATGCTGAAGTGATTGAGGCTTCTTCCGCGCGCGCCGCGGGCATCGTGGCGGCCACGCCTTGGTGGGAAAGCGCCTCAAGCCGCAATATCTATGGCATCACGGGGCTTGCGCGTGACATTGATTATCGTGGCGGGGATGGCACAAGCCGTGCCGAGCTGCTCAACAAAAGTCATGTGACCACCATCGTGCGCCACCCCAAAGGCGGCTTCAAGCTCTTTGGCGGGCGCGGCCTGAGCGCTGATCCCAAATTTGCCTTCTTCAAGCGCGCCCGCGTGGTCAATGTCTTCAACCGCACGATCATGGATCAGATGCAATGGGCGGTCGATAAGAACATGACGCGGCGCTACTATGAGGCGGTTGCCGATAGCGTCAACAAATGGCTGCGCCGTGAGATTGCCGCTGAGCACATCGCGGGCGGCAAATGCTGGGTCAATCCCAAGCTCAACACCCCTGAAGCGATGGAAGCGGGTGATGCCTTCTTTGACTATGACTTCGTTGAATATGGCGAAGCCGAGAAGGTGACATTCACCGCGCATATCAACAACGGCTATCTGGCCGATGTTGTCCCCGTCCTGCTTGCAACGCCTTCCAACTGATAAGGAGACAGTATCATGATCCCTGAAATCTTCCTTGAGGCTGATCTTTATTCTGAAGATGACAGCTTCATTGGTGTGTGTGAGACGATCACGCCACCTAAATTCATCCCCAAATTCCATGAGCTCATGGGCTCAGGAATGCTTTGGGAAGCGGAGGTGAAAAACTACCGCTTTGAAAAGCCTGAGCTTGAATTGGAGATGCTCAACAAAACCCCTGAATTCATCCGCTACTTGGATATTCGCCCAGGGCAAACCCGCCTCTTCACCGCGAAATGCGCCACCACGGATGACGATGGCACGCTTCATTCTTGGGTGCACAAGATGGAAGTGTCCTTTGGTGGCCCAGACTTTGGCGGCTTCAAATCGGGTGATCCATCCAAGACCAAAACCAAGGCCAGCGTGGTCTATTATGAGCTCTTGCGTGACAAGGTGCAGGAAGTCGAAGTGCGCCGCGGCCCGCCACCCCAATGCGTCATTGGTGGTGTGGATATGCTCAAAGAGCTAAATGACATTCTGGAACGCTAAGGGAGGCCAAGATGACTGACGTGAAAGAACGCGAAAAGAGCTTTGAGCTTGCCTTTCCTGTGTCTCACAAAGGGGAAGATTTCACTGAAATCACGGTGAAGCGCCCCAATATGCGTGCCCTTGAGAAGTTTGATAGCGCTTCAGGCAAGAGCTTCATGGGCGCAATGCTTCAGCTCGTGGCGGATTGCTCAGGCAAGCCCAAGGCGCTGATTGAAGAGCTTGATCCCACCGACTTTCAACCCATTGGCACTTGGATGGGTGAAATCATGGGAAAGTCCGAAAGCGAATAGGCGGCGTGCGTTCCAAGGGCGCGCGCAGCGCCCGCCTATTCATGTCAAGGGCATTTCATTGGCAACCATCCGAGATGGACGACATGGATGCCCTTGATTTCATCGAAGAATACGAACTTTCGCAGGAGCTTTTGAAAAAGCCATGAGCAACTACGGCATTGATCTTTCTGTCTTTCTCAAAATGGTTGGTGATCTCACCAAGCCTATGAAGGATGCTGAAGACAAGATCAAAGCCTCCACCGACCGCATGAAAAGCAGTATGAGCCTATCCCTGAAGCTTGCAGGGGTGGGCGCGGTCGCGCAAGGGATCAAGATGGCCGCGGGCGGCTTGGTCAGTAATTTCACCGAAAGCTATAAAGAAGTGCAGCGTGCCAGTGGTGAATTGCGCTCACTTGGAATGCAAGACCTCCAAGCGGTGATCTCTGAAGGCCAAAAGCTGCAAAGCACCTATGTGGGTTTGACCACAGATGCCTTTGTGCGCGCGGCCTATGACATCAAATCAGGCGTAAGCTCTTTGACGGATGAGGGCGTGGCCGCCATGACTTCTTCAGCGCTTACGGTGGCCAAGGCCACCAAGGGTGTGCCTGAAGAAATGACATCCCTTTTCGCCACATCTTACGGGATCTTCAAAAAGCAATTTTCCGAGATGTCAGATGCCGATTGGGGAGATATGTTTGGCGCAGCGCTTGCCAAATCGGTGCAGCAATTCAAGACCGATGGCGCGAAGATGCAACAGGCCATTGAAAGCGCGGGCGCGGGTGCCACCAATCTTGGCATGAGCATGACCGAGCAAATGACCCTCTTGGGCATGATGCAACAACAGATGCAGGCAGGCGAAGCAGGCACGGCCATGCGCGCCTTTGCCACCAATGCGGCGAAAGCCCATGAAGCCTTTGGCGATCTTTCCAAAGATAGTGACAACCCTGTGCGCGTGCATGTCTTGGATGAAAATGGCCAATTGCGCGCCATGCCGGACATCCTGAGCGATCTTAAAGCACGCTATGGTGACACGCTTGATGCCTTTGAAGCGGCTGAAATCAAGGAAGCCTTTGGCACAGATGAAGCCATGAAGATGATCAACGCGCTTTATGGGCAGGAAGATGCAGTGCGTGCCAACGCTGAAGCCCTTGAAGAAGCGGCTGAAAAAGGTGCTGAATTCACTGAAAGCATGGCCGCATCCGTGGATGATTATGATGGCGCGGCATGGGAATTGCTTGCCCAGAAAATGGACGTGATCAAGCAAAAGATCGGCGCTGGCCTCTTGCCCGCAATGGATAAGCTTGCCCCGATCTTGGGATCAATGGCGGAAGCTTTTGGCACATTCATATCCCAAAACCCTGGGCTTGTGGCTGGCTTTGGTGCGGTTGTTGTGGGTTTGGGCGGCATTGCCACTGTGGTTGCGCCTTTGATGTTCTCCATCTCCACCCTTACGGCCAGCTTTGGCGCATTGCGTCATGGGTCAGTTTTGATGGGCGTGGCCTTGCGTGGCACTGAAGGCAAAGTGGGTCTTTTGTCTCGTGCCATGACGGGGCTGAAGGCGGGCTTTGGCGTGCTGAAAACCGCTATCCTTGGCATTGGCCGCGCGTTGATGGCCAATCCCATTGTGCTGATCGTGGCGGGCATCGCCGCCGCCGCATATCTGATCTATAAGCATTGGGAACCGATCAAAGCCTTCTTCTCCAATCTGTGGCAGGGGGTGAAGAATTTCACCATCAATGCATGGGAAAGCATCAAATCGGCCTTCATGAACTACACCCCGCACGGCCTGATCATCACCCATTGGGATAGTATTTCGTCTTGGTTCTCAGGGCTATGGGGGCGCGTTAAGACGGGCATGAGCACGGCTTGGGAAGGCATCAAGGCCGCATTCATGAACTATACGCCACACGGCTTGATCATTCAGCACTGGGATAGCATCGCATCGTGGTTTTCAAACCTTTGGGGGCGCGTGCGCACAGGGACAACCACCGCTTGGGAAGGTATCAAATCGGCTTTCCTGAGCTACACGCCGCATGGTCTGATCATCACCCATTGGGACAGCATCGCCACATGGTTCTCAGGTCTTTGGGAGCGGGTAAAAACTGGCGTTTCCCTTGGCTGGGAAGGGATCAAGAGCGCCTTTGTTACCTATACGCCCGCGGGCATGATCTATTCCAACTGGGAAGGCATCGCCACTTGGTTTGGCGGCAAGTGGGATCAGGTCAAATCCACCTTCACCCTGAAATGGGAAGAGATCAAAGCAGGCACGCTGGGTTGGGCAAGTGACTTCTTGGCAATTGGCGGCAATATCCTCACAGGGCTTTCCAATGGCATCACAGGTGGCGTGCAAGCGGTGCTTGATACGATTTCAGGCATCGGGGCATCTATAGTGAGCACCTTCAAAGGCATCTTGGGCATTCAAAGCCCAAGCACGGTGTTTGCGGAATTTGGCGGTTTCCTGATGGATGGTTTGATTGGCGGTTTGCGCGCCAAGATTGCCGCCGTGCGTGATGCCATCAACGGCATTGGCTCATCGGTTGTCGGCTGGTTCAAGGACAAGCTTGGCATTGCATCCCCGTCCAAGGTTTTTGCGGGGCTCGGTGGCCATCTTTCTGAAGGGCTGGCCGTAGGCATCGACAGGCAAAAGGGCATGGTGTTTGCCAGCATGGAAGGCATTCGCCGCGATCTTGCGCGCCCCATGCTGGCCACGGCCACCATAGGCGCAACGGCGATGAGCGCCGCCGCCGCGTCCCCCGTCACCAATATGGCTGATTTGGATGTGGCAGGGGTGCAATTGAGTGGTGCGGGCAAGCAAATCGTCATCGAATACAAGCCCAGCTATGTAATCGAGATCACAGGCGATGCGGGCGAAGGCGTAGAAGAGAAAATCCGCCGCGCGCTTCAAGAGCATGACCGTGATCGCATTCAGGATTTGGAGCGGTATCTAAATGACTGATGTGATGATGCAATTGGGAGATTATCAATTCCGCTTGGCCACGGCTGAATATCAGCGTCTTGAGCGCCGCCGCCGCCAGAACAAAGCCACTTTGCAGCGCATCGGGCGCAAAGCGGCATCCCAGCATATCGGCACTGAACTTGGCACGATCAAACTTTCTGGCCACATCCTGCCCCATTGGAATGGTGGGTGGGATCAGATGAACACGCTCAACACAATGGCCAATTCAGGTGATCCGTTTCAGCTTGTGGATTGGCGGGGCAAGAATTGGGGACGCTGGGAAATCATCGAAGTGGGAGAAAGCGAAAGCGACCATTGGGGCGGCGCGCCAATGCGCATCGACTTTGACATTACCCTTCAGGAATACGGTGAAGATGGTGGATCAGGCTTTGACCTCTTGTCCTTTGGCCTTTCAATGGCAGGGAGGTTCCTATGAAATATCGCACGATTGAAGGGGAAGTGCTCGATGAGATTTGCGCACGTTACTATGGCGTAGGCGCATTTGATATTCGCAAGGTTTATGACGCCAACTTTGGCTTGGCCGCCTATGGCGCGGTGTTACCCGCTGGCCTTGTGATAGAGCTTCCCGATCAGCCCACCAACGACACGCGCATCGACCTGATCAGCTTGACGGATTGAGCCATGTCCTCAAGTAGCAAAGCGATAGGACACATAAATGAAACCTGATTTCAAAATCGTGATTGGCGGCTTCAATGCTACCTCCAAGCTGAAAGATCGGCTTCTTTCCCTAACCATTAACGATGCCGCAGGCGTGAAATCCGACACGGTGAAGATTGAGCTTGATGATCGCGGCAACCGTCTGATTGAGCCGCCCGATGGTGCCATCATCCTTGTCTTCTTGGGTTATGAGGGAATGCCGCTTTTCCCAATGGGCATCTTCATCTTGGATCGTGTTGAATATGACATCGCGCCCGACCGCATGATCATTCACGGCAAGGCGGCTGATTTTGGTGGCACGCTCAAAGAGCAGAAAACCCGCAATTGGGACGAAAAGACCATTGGGGAGATCGTGGAAACCATCGCGGGTGAGCATGATCTAGCGCCACGCGTGGCGGATGCCTTCAAAGACATCAAATATGAATACCTTGCCCAGAATGCCGAAAGCGACATCAATTTTCTCACGCGCATTGGTAAGGATCATGATGCCTTGGTTTCGGTCAAACAGCTCAAGGACAGTGAAAAGCGCGCCCTTCTCTTTACGGGGCGCGGTGAAGGCAAATCCGCAAGTGGCCTTTCTTTGCCCCAAGCATGGATATTCAAGAGCCAAGTGCTACCGGGCTCGCGCATCACCAAATCCAAGGCCACTATATATAAGAGTGTGGAGGCCACTTGGCACAATGATGAGACGGGGGATCGTGAGGCAGTTTTGCTTGGGGAAGGTTCCCCCAAGTTTGAGATCACACATCCCCATGCCACCAAAGATGAAGCCAAGCGCGCCGCCAAATCCAAGCTTGATGAACAAGCCCGCGCCGCGCACACCATATCCGTGCGGCTGATCGGCAATCCAATCTATCGGGCTGAAGGTCAAATGGTCGCCATTGGGTTCCGCCCAAGTGTGCCATTTCTGTGGTCAATTAAGAAGGTGAGCCACCAATTGACAAACAGCGGCTTCACCACTCAGATTGATGGCGAATTGCCAAAGTCAGAGTAAGAAGAACGGGCGCGGTCGATGGAAGTTGAAGCACAAGATATTTCAAAAAACCGTTGTGCTAAAATCCAAAAAAATTTGCGCCCGTCCAGCGGCTTCCAGATTGGTTGTCCGCGACTGTTACTCCGCTGCAGTCGGCTCCTCTGAAAATTCCTGTGGCGCTTCGAGCGCGGGTGCCGCAGCAGCCTCGGCGGCCGCTTGTCTTTCCGCCAAAATCTTACGATCGCGATCGGCGGCAACCGCTTTAATTTTATGCGTGGCACCGCCGGTGCCAGCCGGAATGAGCCGCCCGACAATCACATTCTCTTTGAGACCAATCAACCT